GCGTTCTTCGCGAACAGGCTCTCGATCGTCATGTTGATCAGGCCGTCGATCACGCGGTTGAGCATGTTGCGGAACGCCTCGCCAGCCTCGACGCCGTTGCGCAGATCGTTGATGAAGCCGCTGATGGCCGACTGCGCGATCTGCGCATACTGCTGGCCCAGCTGCTCGGCTGCTTGCTGGTGCTGCTTCGCCGCCTCAGCGGCATCCTTCTGAGTGCGAGATAGTTGCTCGGCAGCGACGCCCGCGCGAGCCATGGCGTCCGCTTGCCCATTGATGCTTGCCATCAGCTGGTCGTCGATGGTGAGGCCTTGCTGCTTGGCGGCGTCGAGCAGCTGCTGCGCGATCTTGTTGCGCTCGATAGCGACCGTCTTCTCGTCGATGGTCTTCGTCGTGTCGCCATTGATCTGGTTTTCATACTGCTGCTGCTCAAGGCGCTTCTGGTTTGCAGCAAAGAGTTCGTCGTAGGCCAGTTTCTCCTTCTTGGCCGCTTGCGTCCGGCGTTCGGCATAGGCCAGCACGTCTTCGCGCGTTGCGCCGCCGCCGAGGATCGACTGGTTAGCCGCGATAGCCCCTTCCATGCCGGGAATGTCGCTGATCTTCGTACCAGGCGCGGCCTTCAGCACCTTGAGCGCGCCACCGCTGCCCAAGAAGTGGGCCAGTTGCAGCGCCGCTTCGGTCACCTCCTGCCCGCCCCGCACCAGCGCTTGCGCGTTCTCGGCGGCATATGCCCTGATCATTCTCCGGTTCATCTCGACATCGGAGCGCATCGCCAAGATTTGCTGATCGGAGAGACCTTGAACCTGCTGCGCGAAGTAGCGTTTGGCGGTCTGCAACCACGTCGAGTCGATGAACTGGCCCGCGCCGGTTGCGGAAGAGTTCGGGTTCTTCGCGTTCGCCCGGCCACCGCTTTCCGCCTGAATGACGCGCTCGACGAAGCTATCGATGGCACCGGCAGCGTTGCCGAGCGATTCCTGAAAGTCGAGTTCCGTCTGTGACGGGTTGAATACACCGCCGCCAGACGTGACGGGCGACAGGGCACCGTAGGGCTGGAAGTTGATGCTGTTGATCTTGCCAGCGGCCTTCTCAAGTTCGACCAGCTTCGTCAGAGCCGTGTCGATGGTCCCGATCCAAGTGTTGAACGCCTCCGGCAGTTTCTCACCGAAGAGCGTGTCCCAGCCGCCGCCCCGTTCGATGATCTCGTCGAACATCTTGCGAAGGTTCGGCAGGATCGCGGTCGATAGAACGTCAGCGGCCTTGGCAAAATCAGCCGTGCTCTTCTCGATAGCCTCGACGGCCTTCTGCATCTTCACGCCTTCAGCGATGAACTCGCGAAGCTTTTCGATGGTTTTCGCCAGCTTCTCGTCGGTCGTCGAAAGCCCCTTGAGGGCGAGCGCCTGGTCGAGCGCCACGAAGTCGGCAGTGCCGTCAGCCGCCGATTTGGCGAACGCGGTGATCTCCGGTTCCAGCCCCTTGAAAGCGTCCTGTACCTTGATAATGCCAGCAGCAGCAGCGGTCCCGGCGTCGTTGAACTTCTCCATCTCCTTGCGAAGACGCGAGACCTCAGCGTCGTTACCAGCATCGGATGCCGCCTGAATCTGTTCGCGCAGCTGCTGGCGCAGTTTCTTCGCGGCGCTGGGGTCGAACTCGATCAGATCGCCACCGATGCGAAGGGTCGTCTGCTGCAATCCCTTGCTGAGTTCTTCCAAGCGGGCTTTCGAGCGCGCCAGTTCGAACTTCGCCACCTCGCCGGTCTTCTGCTCATAGGCCTCAAGTCCGGCCATAGCCTCGCCATAGGCCCCCTTCATCGCCTTGACCGCTTCGGCATATTGCTTCCACGCTTCTTCGCCCTCATCGGCAGCCTTGGTGCTCGACGTGAAGTATTCCGTCGTGGCCTTCGTCAGGTAGCCAAAGCCGAGAATGAGCGCGGAGATGCCGAGCGCTTGCGGAGACAGCATCGTCTTCAGCGCTTGGGCGAAACCGGACAGCGCACCGCCTTTGCCGAGTTCGCCGAACGCCTGCGCGACCTGTCCCGACTGCTGGACCATGATCGTAAACGGCGACGTACCGGAGAGCAGACCTTGGGTGATGTCTGTCAGCTGGAAGGACAGGTTCCGAACGCCCTGTTGCGTCTGGCGCACCGAACGGTCGATCACCTGCGACTGCTGGTCGATGACCTGCCCGCTCTTGGTGAAATCCTTCTGGATCTGGTCGTTGAACTTATCCGAGATGACGCCAGCCTGCCGGAGCGAGCGTTCCAGGCTCTTCACGTCGGCGCTGATTTGCAGGACCAGCTTTGTTTCGTTGTCGTTCGCCGCCATCTCAGTGAATCCCTGTCAGAGGAACATCGTTCTTGCTCTGAAGCCAATTCCAGATTTCGTCCGCTTGCTGCGCACCCATGGTGCCCTTGCCTTCATCCTCGTCGGTCGAGTTGGACTTCACCCAACCTTCAAGCGCCGCCATGAACTGCCACATCGACATCTGGTCTACCTGTTGCGGCGTGAAACCCATCGCGCCGCCATTGCCGTAGATCGCGGCAAACCTCACTCGACCATTTGGAAGGTCTGGACTTCCGTCGTCGGTTGATTTGCCGCGAAGGACTCCCCCGCTTCTTCCTCCGGTGCACCGATCAGGCCAGCGCCGAGAATGCGTTTCGCGAGCGCGGCGTTTTCCATGATCGGGCGCGCTTCCACGTACATCGTGACCATCTTGTTCGCCTTGACCGGAGCCATGCCGCCGCCGATGAGGCCGCACCGGATGATTTCGCGGATATCCTCGACGCGCCACGCATTGGCTTCCAAGAGGCCCCAGATGAAGAGAGGCCCCATGTCGCGGGCCTCCTGAAGCATGCGGATGGCACCGTAGTTCATGCAGAACTCATAGGTTCCATCCGCAAAGTCTTCAGTGATGCGAGCATCACGGTTTGGCATGCATCACCTCGTTACGGAGTCGGGGTCCAGACGTCGGCAATCTGGCCGTCCGATTGCGCGTTGAAGGCCAGCGTGACGCGACCGCCCTGCTCTGCGCCGAACGTCAGCTGATCGACAACGAAGTCACCAGTGAACGTCTTCACGCCGACCGAGAACTCGATCTCGACCTTCATCGGAACCGATGCCGTCGAGATGGCGGCAGCATTCCAGTCGGGCACCGACTCGGCAGCAGCAACGCCGTCACCGGAGATGGTGATCGACAGGTTCTGGACGTCGCGGGCGATCCACGACGGCGCATCAGGATCGTCGCAGTCTGGGATATCGACTTCCTGAAGGTTCTTCTGGATTTGCAGGTTCTTCGTCGTCAGGCCGCACGGTGCGACATAGGTGACGGCCCCGTTCGGGTCTTTCACCGTTGCCGTGCCGGTCGTCTGCGCAGCAGCAGCCGCCGACAGATCGACGCCCACCAGCTGGAACGTGTTACCGGAAATGTTGCCGATGGTGTGGACACCGTTGCCTGCCACCATGTCGCCCGTCAGACCGGCAATCGTGGTCTGCTCGCCCTGCCGGAACTTGCCGATGTCACCAGAGGCGACGGTGGCAACGGCGGGGTTTGTGTTCGACATGCTGGTGATGTTGACCTGCACATCGGGGTAGGCCCCGAGCAGGATGCGCATTTTGCCAAATTTGGCGGTTGTTGGCTGTGCCATGGGGGCTCCCTTTCGATTACGGCCTGCGCTCGACGAGCGCCATGAGTTCCACGACGCCATGGCTGGTCAGGCCATCGGCATCGCGGAATACGCGGATGCGGTCACACTCAAGGGAGGTGAGCGCATTGACTGTGAGTGAGAGATCGCGGTCATGAAGCGCGTTACGCACGGCGTCGGCGATCTGTTTGCATTCGACAAAGCCGGGCTCGCGCGACCAGACGTCGATCTGGACGAAGATGTCGGAGCCGTTGATGCAGGTGGCATCGTTCGACGACTCGACAGAGGTCGCGAAGTTCACATAGGGGAACTGGACATCGGTGTTGAAGTTCTCAACGCGGTCATAGATGCGGTCGCCGACGAGCGCCGTGACGGCAGGGTCCGCTTCAAGCGTCGCTACGATCAGGCCCTGAAGTTCGAGGTCCGGCGACATCAGGCAGCCTCCCCATCAGTCTTCGTGGTTTTCTGGTTATCGACGGCCTTTTTGACCGCCCGGTTGACGACTCGCGCCAGACGACGGCGCATGTTCTTCCGTTCGGCCCGATAGACCGGGAATATGTGCGGTTGCGCGGGAGAGCCCGGATGGCTCACCTCGCGCATGTATTTCAGGTTCCCTTCGCGGCCCCTGAAGACGAGCAGCGGCGCATTCTTGGCCCGGATGGTGTGCGCCCGCGTGCCGAACTCAAGGAACCGCCAGTACCACGCGGCGAACACGCCGGTAGCATTCGGATCGGTGGTCTTGGTGATGCCCTTGAGACTGGCATCCGGTCGATCCGCCAGCCGGTCGGCGTGGATCGAATCGCGATAGGTGCCGCTCTGGACGGGCGCATAGGTCTTGATTGTGTCGGCGAGGTCGCGGGCGACCTTCATCTGCATCCCGGCAAGGGACGTCACGATGTTCGGCTCAAGAAGGTTAAACGCCTTCATCAGCTTCTCGCGGTTGCGTATCCTTACCTTCAGAGCCATCGTCGATTTCAACCTTCAGGTTCTTGTTCGCTTCGTTGCCGTTCTTGCGTGCCTTTGCTTCGGTTCTCGTCGGCGATTTCATCTTCACGGCGTACCCGCCGTTGACAGCCGCTTCGCCGCAAGGCGTCGTCACGCTTGCCTCTTGGCCGGGTTTGTAGGAGACGATGACGCCCATGCGCGGACGCCATTCGAACGGGTTGATGAAGCGTATCCACATGGCCGTTCCTCACGTTGCGACGCCGGTCTCGATCATCATTTCGTAGATGGCCGTGGACCGGTCCTGATGGATTTCCCTGATGTTGAAGACGGTGCCCCGGCGCACATCGACAACGCGCCAGTCGGTGGTCACCGTCCCCATCTGTTCCGATGTTCGCGCCTGAAGAAGACAGACGTTCTTGCTGTCGAGCCGGGCTGCTGTGACCGTCTCGCTACCCCGAAGGTTTGTAATCTTGGCGTAATCGGTGAAGCGCTCGACGAACTCGCCAGCGACGCGGTTGCCGTATCCGTCTTTCACTGGACCGTCGCGGCTCTGAAACGACATCAGGTCGCGCATCTGTCCCGCGCCGAACTTGGCTGGCATGACGCACCTCGCGCAAAGAAAAACCCCGGCGCTGGGGGGCACCGGGGCTAATGGGGGAGTTGTTGGCTATGCCATAACCATGCGCCAAGCGTGCGCAGACGTCAACGCGATGCGGCCACTTGTGCCAGCAGAATCTTCAGGAGATCGGTGTGCGTGTCGCGCTCGCGCCGCCCGGAATAGAGATCGCGGATATGGTATCCGTCGCCACAAATCTTCGACAGAAGCTGGAAGCCGTAGTTGCCGGTGATGCCCCTGATTTTCGCCAGTTCCTTCTTGGCTTCAGCCTTCGCGCTTAGGACGTCCGGTGAACGGGATGCGTCGATGCGTTCGAAGGCCATCGCTGGTCGTGACAGGTTGCAGTAGCGTTCCCATAGGTCGCGAAAGTGCAGTGCTGCCGAGACCTGCTCGGCGTCCAGCAGACCATGGGCCGCGAGCGTAGCGATCGATGAGTCGCGGATCGGAATCAGGATTGCAGTTTCGGACTTTTGCCGATCTTGCAACTCGACCGTTTTCAGTTTCGCGTTCATCTGGCGTCCTCATGCTCGCGGTATCCAGTTCCCAAGGAGTAGATCGTTCAACCACTGTGGCACCTGTTCAAGGCTATACGATGCAATCGACTCCCTATTCTCGTAGAAGTACGCGCCAACGCGGAAGCTGATGTCGATCACTGAAGGTGGCAGATCGGCCATCGCCGCATAGCCCGCCGTCAACGTGATCTGAAGGCCAGCCGGGATCGCGGTGCCATCCTTGCGTTCGAGGAACGACGGCATCGTCGCCGTCGAGCCGGGCCGGATGCGATAGTCGGTCGAGACGTCGGCGCCTGCACTGTCGAGGATGATGAAGGTGGTCACCGGCTGGACCGGCAGCGGAACGCGGGTGACGCCAGCGCTTGGCATATCGACGGGCGTCCACTCGACGGTCGAGCCGAACACATACCACCCGGCGTGCCGTTCGAAGAGATCAATGGACCGGACCAGGCAAAGCTTCAGATAGTCGTCGTCATCGGGAAACGACACCCGGCAGTGCGTCTTGAACATCGGCAGCATTTCTGTCGGCAGCGTGGTCCGGTCCACCTGTGAAACATACCAGTCGCTCATCTCACGCTCCAATTCCGTCGATGGTGGTCGGGATGATAATCTCAATCC